CTGGTCTCGGTGTCGACTGACACAGGACGTCCAGCACGCAGTAAGTGTTTCCTGTCAGCGAAAGGCAAATCGCTGCGTTTAAGGAACCACTTCATCAGAGCGCCAACTCCATCCAAATTTGACTTTGGAAGAGTTGCCTTCACCACATGCGCCGTAACCACGGGCACTTGTAGATCTGGATGCATACCCTCAGCCCCTAAGGGTTCATGAGTATGCCGCCCCAATGCGGGAGAATCGTGACCGACCTCAGGATAGTACCTCAGAAGAGGAGCTATCATGTCATCGAGAAAATCAACCGTCTCCTGATAACCACCAGCATGAAGCTGGTTTCTCAGAGAGACGGCTGACACGATCTCCGCCACGTGCTTCCGCGACGACGGGAATACCCTACGAACGCGCACAGGAGTGATCCTCTGCCCGTCGTAAAAGTCCCCACCGCAAGACTCTCGGAATTTGCCATTCCAGAAAGACTTGCCAGTGTTTACTTTCATCCCAAAAGATGAAAGTTCACTGATCACGGAGCTCACGTATTCTACGGGGATGATTATATCATCGCCGTAGATGCGCACCCGACCCACAAGGGATGTAATATCCTTGAGGGTCAACTGGCGATTGAGCGCTCTTTCTATCCCTACGAAGACAATCGTCGTGAAGACGATGGCTTCAAAAGGGAAGCAGAGCGCTGAACCCATGGACGCGAACTTGGCCAAACGGATGATTCCGTGGCCTTGCACATCGGCCTTCCGAGTCCTAGTTGCATCAACAGCCTTGGCAAGCCAAGGATGATTTTGCAAGAGGGCTCGTACATGCTGATTCGAGACACGATCGGAGGCTTCACTCAAGTCGAGTGTTGCGAGGGACCCATCCTGGGAACCCCGAAGTGCCAGCTCCTGATTAGGGATCTGAGACTTCCAGCCGAGAAGAGACCAGAGGAGGTTATCCCCCTGAAGCTCTTCCACAATCGCCTCGAGGAGTCCTTGCTGCATATACTGCATGCAAGTAGGTTCCTCAGCGATGATGCGAGGTGTCTTGAGCGTCTTGGGAACTGTGATGACCTTAGAAGGTCTCTCAGCCCCAGGTTCGAGGAAGACAACGCTGGATTCGTCGTAATGACGCCAGTTTGGAAAGAGGTACTCCCCGTGAGGGAAGATCTCATCCAAACGCTGGGTCCACTCTACTTGATTGTACTTCGAGTTCCCTCGAAGCTGATCAGCAGTGGCACCAGATCCATGCTTTGGGAGAATGTCTCCTTCGTAGACTTTCATGTCTACGCGCGAGAACATATCTGCCCAGAGCAGCCGCCCGATCCTTTCAAAACGGTGACGCAAGTCACCGGTGAAGAGGGTATCGGAAGCGCGAAGCTCCTGCTCACACTTGACATACCCATCCAGTGCTGCACGAACCCTCTCGGGGGTGCAGTCAAGCTCAATCTTGCCAAACATCGATGTAATCTGATGGATGGCCGCGATTGAAGCAAGAGACGGGTAATCAAGCAATCGACCAGTCTTGCGGTCGAACACATTCTGAAGGAAACCTCCGAGAAATCGGGGGAGACCGCCATTCCGGGCGAAGCCCAGGAAATGGTCGTCAGAAACCTGACCTGTGTCAAGGGCTTTTTGGAAGTCCTTGCCAAAGGCAGGTAGGGTTATCGTGAGAAACGATAACCCCTCGTGTTCAAGCCGCGCCACGATCGTTTTGTGATCGTGGTTGGTGCTAGTGTGACACCACTCCCCCAGTTCGTGGAGGAGTATCTGCAAGAATGCGGTCAGGCTTTTCATCACTGCCCCTTAAGGGGTCAAGTGAGTCCTCAGCCATACGTTCCGACCCGGTCCCTCGAGCGTCGCCCGGGGACCCTAGTGACGCGTACCATGAGTAGGTACGCGACCGACAGAAGAACTGCGAACGCGGTGAACACGACTCCTGCCAGCAGTACCGACAGGATAATCCATTCAACGCTCATCGTCAGCTCTCGCCACCAAGAAGCTTGGTGACATTCGCACCAGTAGATGCCGTGAGATAGGCCGTAAGGCCATCCACGATCTGCTTCTGCTCAGCCAGAGTGTACCCGATGAGGGGCACATCAACGACCAGGTACGCGGCGAACTTCACCGGCACCGAAATCGCGGGGTTGAGAGAATCAGGAACGATCTTCTGGTGGTCAACGCGGATAACTCGGCGCTTTCGCTTCCCATAGGTATGGGAAATGCCGAGCTTGACGGTGCCGTCGTCCTTAGTAAAGGAACCGACGTCCACACCACTGCCCGTACGCGGAAGCGTCTGGGCAATCGCGTTGATTGTGACTGTCTGGGGGTCAGAAAACATGGCAGCATCCTCACGGACTGAACATGACTATTCAGTTGTGGTTGATCCGATCTCATACACAGGATTGCGTATGAGGGGTGTTGCCGGAGGAATCACCATCCGACACGGTCGCCCTTAGTCATTCCAAGGGCGGCCAGGATGGCCCATTGCCTCCCACTGAGGAGAGACAAGTCTAGGCCGAATCCGTAGGGCGTCGCACGATATCGTTCCTTGCGTACCTCATGCAAGGTAGAGGATGTCGTGCCAGGTTGGAAAGTGACCTGGTTATTCCACCAGTTCACTCTCTTCTGGGTTACGGTACGATGAATGCGTGTCTCACGCATCAAGTAGCCGTACCTCATGACGAGACCGTCGGACTGGAAAGTACTAGCATTGGATAAACCAACTCCAATGGTAGACTGCCAGTCCGCCAGCCAGGACCATGGAGCGAGCTCCCACAGGACGGCAGGCGTCAAACGCGTGCCGAGCAACTTGTTCGCAAGTTGCTCATACTCGGCAAGTTTTCCCAGAACAGAATCGCCTGGGTCAACATAGTACGAGTATGCTCCTGAAAACCACACCCTCTCTTTCTTGAGAGTGTGGACGGTAGGTCGCATGCCTTCCACATCCAGAGGAGTCATACCACGAGGAACACCTACGAATAGGTGATCAGTGGTAGATCCGTCCGCAGTCCAGGTGGACTCCGTTACTGAGATGGGGAACTGAAAGCGCCGGCGAACAACTTTGCCGGAGTCTCTCTTGTACTGAGCCAGAATACGTGAAGTATTCAGCACAGCTTGTGCGAGTTTACGCACATCGCTGATGAGCGGAGCCCAACCAAACTCGACGTTAAGATAGTCGCCACCAGCAGAGCTGGGTGACTTCTTCTTAAGTGTCGACAAGGCCGGGATCTGCGGGATTCCATCCCGCTTAAGCTCTGCAACGGCTTGCAAGAGACCCGCTTCGGGGTTTGAAGGTTGCGTAGCCTTGATGGCACGCGCCCCCATGCTGAGAATATCATTCTCAGACATGCGCGGAATGATGGAAGTAAAACTTCCAAGTCCCGCATGATCAGGTACCAAAGGTAGCTGATAGGCCTTCAAACCAGACACAGAGATCTCGTAGATCCGAGGATTGAACGAGAACTTCTGAGTCCAAGTATCGAACTCGTGTCCGGTGTCGTGCTCTGAGACAATTGCTACGCGAGCATTCTCGTAGACAATTCCCTCAATAGGGCCCGTCACTGGATCGGGTTCGTACTTGCCGCCACTTCTGAATGAAGTGGTCACTTGGCAATCTGGAACCTTACGCGGAGTGATGAGGGGGGAAGAATCCCTTACCACACCGTCCGGGTATGAATACGAAGTAAACGTGTGCTCGTTCAGCACACGCTTACTTGTAAAGGTTCCAGCCATGATTCTCCCTAGGGATTCTGTGAGTCGATTAGGCTCACTGCGGACAGGTTCGGGTACACTGTTGAAAACCCGTCCTGAGGTCAGTCAGAGGTTGACTTTGACTGGGTGCACACTACACCAGGGGGTCCCCGCAAAGGGGGC